TTCCACATCTTTCACAACGGCTTGGTCGGCTAATACGGCTTGTTGCATTTCAACAGAGAGTGGAGCTTGTTTTGATAGCAATAACTTAGTTACGGTTTTTAATGCCATTGCCTCGAAGTTATCGTGCCATACGCCATAGCCTTTTTTAAATGTTTGGCTGTAGCGTTGAGCGTGTTTGACGATGTCATCGTGACTCATATAGAGTTCAGCCGAAAAATCGTTTACCAGTTTAAAATAGGCGTAATAGCCGATTGGGTTTTCGTTTTGCTCAGGTTCTTGCTCCCAGTCGAACTCAAAACCATTAATGAAATCTTTTTTGATAAGTTGCTTTTTGTACACAGGCAATGCGACTAAGCGTTTAAATTGCCCGCTACGTTGTGCCAATTGGATAAAGCCTTTATAGCCAATTTGGAATTGCGCTTCGGTTTTCTTTTCTTTGTTGTTTCTGAAAGGGACTATGTAAGCAAAGCCTAAACCATTTTGTAGTGGCAAATTCAGTGTCGCAGCCATACAGGCAGCGTTAAAAATGCTCATTGGGTCTGCTGTTTTAAGCATTGCATTGCTATTGGCGATTTGCATGACACTTGTTGCAAAGGTTGCCGCATTTTTGCCAACAAGTTCCTTAATCTTATTTTGCACATTCGCACTTTCAAAAAATGTTTTAAGCGCAGGTGGCTGTTTATTTTGTTGATGTTGGACTTGGTTTGTCATCTCGCCCTCCATTAATCTGGGTCATAATCATTCATTCTGTCGTTTAATTCACGCTCGGCGATTTTCTTAATCGCCTCTTGTCTATAAGGCTCATAACTTGCACCGCTACCAATAGCAAGCCAGAAATTATCGTTATCACACAACATTTCCGTGAGTTCGTGATAATGCGTTTGGTCGCCTTGCTTTAAATCGTTGTCAATTTCAGTGGCGACTTCATCTAAAGCGATTTCATAGCCTGCTTGCCAATCCACTTCTCGTTGGTGTGCAGCATCGAGTTGATAGTAGTAATCATCGGAAGGTTTCATTGTTTACTCCAAGTGCGGTTAATTTCTGCTTGTTTTTGTGCGGTGTAATCCTGCAGTTCTTTTTCTGTTGCCAGTGTAAGATTGGGCGGTAAACATACGCCGTTTTCATATATGCCCCCTTTCAGTTCACATCGGGCTTCTTGTTGGATTTGTTGGCTTAATTCGTTATCGTGCCAATCGGTGGGGTTGGCGTTGGCGTGTAGGCTAATCCCGCCTACAATCAGGGCAATAATCAAGGCGGCGAGAAAATAGCAGATTCTGTTTAGCCATTTTTCACTGCCTTTCATAAAGTGCGTGAAGCTTTGTTTTTCTTGGCGTAATGGGGTTTTCGAGTGTTTCATTTGGGGCTCCTTGTTAGATATTAAGCATTTTTTCTTTTGCGATTTTGCAGCTGTCTTTTTTGATTTCAAAGCCATAGGACGGGCGGTTAAGCTCTCGTGCGGCGCGTAGCGTGGATGCACTGCCAGCAACTGGATCAATCACTACATCGCCCTCATCGGTAAAGATTTCGATGAGGCGTTTTAACACGGCAATGGGCTTTTGTGTCGGGTGCAGTTTAGGGATTTCCTTGCGGTTGTCCTTTTCCCATTCGAACCAGTTTTTAATCATTTTGCCGTTGTTGTTAAATTTCGGCAGTTTATCGCGGTATAAAATCAAGGCATATTCTGTTGCGCCGACGACTTTCATATTCGCTTTGAGCACCTGTGGTGATGATGATTTAATAAACACCAAAGGGATGTGATTTTTAAAGCCGTGCTGCTTGGCGTAATCAATCACCATTGAGATTTGCTGGAAAGCGCAGAACACAATCATACAAGGGGCTTTGCCGCGTTCTTTCGGTTCTTTGATGAGCATTTTTGAACAAAAATGCATAAATTCGGCAATGCGGAAATCTTTATCTGTATCAAAAAAACTACTGTTGGCTTTGTCGCTTTCGCCGTTTTTGTTATCGCCGTTTACATACCATTCAGGGTTTGAAGCGTAAGCATTATTACCGAGATTGTAGGGAATGTCGGCGATGACTAGCTGCGCTTTTGGGATGTGGTAGCGTTTGTAGTTTTGGAAGTGATCGTTGAATAATTCGGTTTTCATTTTTGTTTCCTTTTTAGTCGATTTGTTGAATTTTGGGTGTAATAATCCGCCACACGATTTTTCAAAAGTGCGGTCGGATTTTTTGCTGTTTTATAGAATTTCTAATTGAAAACCCGTTTTTTTAGGATCGTAGGCGCGAAGATATTTTAATACGCGCCAGTTATTTCCTTGCTCGCATTCAAATTGCTCTGTAATGCGTGTCAATACGTTATGGGCATGACGGAGAGTGCTGCGATATTCGTAAGCCATGCTATAAACGGAAGCAGCGTAGTGCGAACCAATTTGTTTTAATGCTGGGTGAAGTACTTGGCAAAGTTCCGTGCCACGCAATAAAGCAAACCACGCCCAAACGAGCTGTTGTAGGTCATGTTCTATAAATTCACAGGTGAATTTCTCTTCAACTGCTGGAAGAGCAATAGGCTGTAAGTTCATAATGAACGCCATTGCATTGCCGTATTGGTCTTGTGGTAACTGGTCGTATTTGGCAATGTGGAACATGGCTTTTAATTGGCGGTAAATCTCTTGCCAGTGTAAGCCTGTTCTGTGGTGCGCTTGTTGCACCGCAGATTGAATTGCTTGTTGTTGCTCTGGTGTAATTGTGTTTGGTAAAAGTGCGGTCGATTTTTTGACTTCTTCATCTAAAACATCAAGTACCCATTTGCGGAAGTCTTTGGCGACTTTGGTGCGGGCGAACATGGCAATCAGGTGTGCACCACGAAGCGAGAAGATACGCACTTTTTGTAGTCCGCCTGCGGTTTGCATTTCCACAAGTGCGGTCATTTCTGCAGTGAATTCGTCTGCGTTGCGGTCGTAGATCCGCATAATATCGCTTGTTGGGTTTTTATAAGTTAATGCCAAGCCTAGATCTCTTGCTGAGATAAAAGTTTGGTTGTGTTGGTTGATAACTGAAAGGGAAGTAGTTTGAAAAGTTAAAGTTGTCATTTTTGACTCCGCTCAAGTAAGTTTTAAAACTCATCACAAGCAACGCCAATTACTGGTGATGAACTGTTCAAGGTTGGCGTACCGTAGAGCGGTGTAAACGGCGATCTTTCGATCCCTCAAACAGTCCATCATTGACAACTTTCAAAAGGGTGGGGCAAATTGCCACTACCTTTGAAATGTTTGATTTACTGATTTTCAGCTATAAAAAAAGCCGCATTGTGCGACTGTCTTTCTAACCGCACCACTCTATTCAGGAACGCCAATTCCCGACTTTCTGTTGAAAGTGGGGGTATGATAATCCGAAGTGGGGGCGGTGTCAAATGTTTAACGGTATTTATCTGCCTCTATCATTGTTTTCAATTCAATCACTTTTCCCATTAATGCGAGAATAAACAATTCTTTTTCTTGTGCGTTCAGCTGTTTATAATGGGTATTGAGAAGTAATAATGCATCAGGCGAATTCAAATCCTGATCTATTTTTAAAATATATTTATTGAGGTTCATATGATTACCTTTAGTCATGATTGTCCATACTGCAAGAAAAAGAATGTAGCCTTTGAAGTGGGCGATTTTGGAAAACGTGAACAACGTCATGCTGGCTATGATGTTATCGCCATTCTTGGCACCTGTAATAATTGTGGTGGCGGAATTGTTACCAATGTTAAAACCTCCCGATTTAGGGGCGATCTAGGATATGGGCAGTCAGAATCTGAGCGCATTCAGCACATCTTAGAAAAACATCATGGTGAAAAATATTCACTTGAGGAAATTTTGCCGCGTCGTGAATTTGTTTTTTATCCGCAGCCAGCAAAACCTGAAATTCCAGAATATTTACCGCGTGATTTAGAACATGCCTTTGTGGAAGCGGAAGATTTGTATGGCTTGGTTGAAGAAAACAAGTTTATCAAACAAGCTGGCAGTTCATACCGTGCGATTATTGAACTTGCTTTATCAAAATTGGACAATAACCCACAAGATAAAAACCTTAATCAGCGAATTAATCAACTTGCAGATCAGGGGAAATTATCGCCAAGTATGAAAGATTTTGCACATCGTATCCGTACGTTAGGGAATGGTGCTTCGCATGCGTTACTTGAATTTTCTCCTCAAGATTTAGAGGATATTCGGTTATTTACTCGATTATTCCTCATTTATGCTTTCACGCTTCCTGCTATGATTCCAAAGGAAGAAAGTTAGATAAAAAAAACCGCCCTTTCGAGCGGTCAGTGGAGTAGTGCAATCAGTCTGAGCTGATTTTGTCTAGAATAGGGTGCCTTTCTTTATGCTTGTAAGGCTCAAGCCCTTATTGTCTCTCACAACACTAAGGAATATAATTTAGACTCTCACAACACAAACTAAGGATAAAACCAATGAAAAAATCAAAAGCTGATACTCTCGCATTAATGCTTACTAGGGACATTTTAGGGACTCCAACACAAACGCAGAGTAGTCAAATGACAGAGTTTAGCGAATACAATGCTAAAGAGCTTGGCGCATTCATCAGAACTTTATCAGCAGAGCTGGAAAGCTTAGATGAAAACACCGATGTTATTCGTCTTTTGAGCATGTATCAGCCTGAATCAAAATAAAGGCTTTACATAATGATTCAGCCAATTCAAGCGGCGTTAAACTTGTATTTTTAGCCGCACTTTCTAATACAGCCTGTTTGATTAGATTTTTATCTTTATCAGATAGGCTGTTTTCTTGTTTTTCTTCCATTTTTAACCTCGTTTGTTTTATTGTTACCATTTCAAAACACACTTCATCTATCATTCGCAACGGTTTCACATGCCGTTGTGTCTCTGTACTAGCAAATGTGTTTTGAAATGTGATATTGCGTTTAGCTTTTCCCACCGACTGGCTTCGTTTCTCATTACCGCAATATCTCACACTCATTGGTGCAGGGCTTTTAATCTGCAACTGGCGATTTTCACAAATGGCATTTCACGAGTGTGTTTTTATCCAAATTGTCTAAAATTGTGATGATTATCACTTACTTAAGTGAATTTTTTGACTATACTAACAATTAACCTTGCAAGCCATGATTTTTCCTTAACCGGAATATAAATAGAATGATGGATTACGCCATCTACGGTTGCTTGGGACATTGCTTTGACTTTTTCTTTTGCTTCTTCAAAGGAGTGAGCATAAATTTCTGCAGCCCATTTGGAACCTTTAAAGTTATAAGAAATCGCATAGCGTTTCATTTCATCTTGCATAAGGAATTACCTATATGTATTTTCAAATATTTAAAGGTGTAAATAATCAGTGGTATTGGCGACTAAAAGCCGCTAATCACGAAATCATTGCCGTTAGTGAAGGTTATACAACCAAACAGAACTGCATAAATTGCATTCATCTTGTTATGGACACTAATCGCAATACACCAATTTATGAATCTTAGTAACCTAGCCCTGTTTATCGGGGCTTTTTTTTCATCACAATTTTTAAAGAGCGTTGAGATATTGGTTATGTGTATCTCGTTTTGATGTGGTTATTATGTACTTATGGTTCATTATAGTCAAGAACAAAAAGTACATGTTTTTAATAAAATGTACTTTTTGTTTATATTAGGTTGATTTCTAAAGAAATAAATTTTTTGAAATAGTGTTTGATTGCTTATTTTTTAATCGATTGAAAAGCAAAGTTTGTGTTTTGTGGTGTGTTTTTAAGATTTTTGCGATGCTGATCGCAAATTTTGGTAGCGATAGTTGGTTTAAATTGAGGTTGGTTTATTATGCCACTGCCGATAAGGAGGGCAATTATGAAAAAAGAGTTTAAAAAATGGCTAATCTCTCTGAATTGCGAAGGGATTAATAGCTTAGGGATTAATGAGATAGTGTCGCGCGTAGATGAAGAGTTGAGGATTGTGCGCGCTAATGAGCAGGAGAGGATTGTGCTGGAGGAGTTGATTGCAGCGTTTAATAAGTAATAAATAAACCGCCAGTTAGGCGGTTTATTGTGATTGATATGTCTCCGACATTGATGTCGGTAACATCGAATCAAGTAGCGTCAGTGCGTGGTTTAACGGTTAAATGGCTTTAGCGAAATTAATAATTTGTTTATCTTCATCCCAGCTAATGTGTTGTAATTTGAAGTGATCAAATGTTCGCTTAATTGTGTCGAGAATATTAGCTTTATGCGCTGTGTTTGGTGTATCAAGAGCAAATAAAATATTCTCTCTTTTAATAAATCCTTCTTGCTCTGCGCGATTAATTTTCGCTACCCAGCTGTCACAATGTTCAATCATGCTCGGGCTTTCAACCTGATCGAATGCAAGAGGTTTTACCGCTTTTAAAATATGTTTATCTTGTTGGTTTTTCAATGCCAAAGGAAGGGCAAATTTAGCAAAATCACCATTCACCATATATTGTTTGTATTGTGCAAGAACACTGTCGTTTTCTTGTCTAAACAAGGTTTTGTAATGTTTCAAAATCGCTTGTTCTTGGTTTTCTGGTTTTACTCCAGCATTTTGGATGAATTGCGTATATAGCTTGTTAAAATAACCTTGCGGATCATCCACCATTCCTACCGCTGCATTGCTATATTGAACAATACCTTCTTTCACATCAATGTAATGGTGAAAGAAGGTTGCCATATCCTGCGCACTTCCGTTAAATGGCTGACTAACGATATATTGTAATTCATCATTAATAGTCTCGCGGACAGTTTCAAACATTTTGCTTTTATAGAAAAAATCATTCACACGCTTGTTATTTTTAGGTACAAGTTGATAAGTGAGTTTTTTCTTTTCAGGCTCGCACATCAATAAGCCAACATTGACGAATTCGCCTGTTTCAAAATACGGACGATACCGCACGAAGCTGTATAAAATAGGTTGTTTCATTCTATGTTGTCCCAGTAATTTTCTTGTGTTATTCGGTTTAAAAGTGCTTTTATTCGGTTAATTTGTTGATCAATTTTATGAAATACCTCATCTTCCACAAACCAATCATCAGGAATGGATTGATAAATATCGTCAAAATTTTTGAGTATGTCAACGGCTTTGTCCATAAAAGTTTGTTTATCTACCCAGTCAAGTCGCCACTCTCTGTTCTTTTGTGAAAAGATATGTTCAGAAAAATCAGCTCTTTCGTCAAAGGCAAGATTATGATCTATCACTAAAATTTTTTGCTGTTGTTCGTCAAACAGCAGATTAATATTTCCTGTGCCGACTTGTGATGAGGTTCTGTCTGAATTTAAAATCCAACGATCAAACATGTAGAGCAATTTTTGTTCCGGCTCCGATAAAAATGCAGGATTTTTGACTTGAACGGTTTTGGCAATTTTGGCATTTACCACAAATGATGATGCGAACGCTATTCCGTTAGGCAAGTCTTGCCGCCACTCTGAGGAAACGTATTGGGTTGATTCGTGACTTACTTCAACAAAATCAATACTTGGACAGGGGAGCCCTATTTCATGAGCCAGTTTTGAGCCTATGACTTCCGCTAATAACTGACCGATTGGCATCATAGACAATGTTTTTACGATAAACCAATTCCCTTTATCTGTTTGACAGATAAAGGGTCGGGTTACCCCCATTTCCATTCTTTCTCTAATAACTATGATTTTATCCATTCTCTTATCCAATAACACTTCCTCTGCCTTCACAATCCAAACCTATCTTGCAGCTCTGTGTTATAACGTTTCTACACGTTCCCTTGCCACACCAATAATGCGGATTTCTTGGTCGAGTGAGCTTAATGTTGGGAACATTGGATTAAGCGGAACAAGCTCAAAGTGCGGTATGCCTTCTGGTGTTCTTATACCAAGTTCTTTGTATTGTTTAAATGTCGCCTCGTTGTCGCCATTGATTGCCGCCACAAATTTTCCTGGCGTTGGCACAATATCAGGATCGATTAAAACCAGATCGCCCTCGTTGAATCGGGGGAGCATAGATTTCCCTTCAATTCGTAAATAAAAGGAGTTTTCAGAGGCTATGACTGTGCTTGGGATCATCTCGTAACCGTCAAACCCTTCAAGCGATTTAATATCTGTCCATAGTCCTGCTTGGATTGGGCTTAGCAAAGGGTAGGATATTTGCTTTTCGATTTTCTCAATAGAGGCATTCTTATCGCCATAAGTCAGCCATTCTTTTGTTACACCCAAAAAATCAGCTAATACATAAATATTTGCTTGAGTTGGCAATGTCTCCGCATTGAACCATTTACTCACGGCTTTTGGCGTAATTTTCAGTATATCTGCAATAACTTTTCCCCTGCCTTTTTCTGGCAAGTTCTTTCTTTTGCACGCAATGTCTAGCCGTGCAGCAAAGTCCTGTTTAATTTTTTCTTCAGTAATCATTTTTTCACCTTTGAACTAACGGTTCAATTATAAATAAAACTTGAAGTACTTTCAGTTCTGATTTAAGATGTACTTAAAGTTCATTTAAAGAGATTATATATGGGAAATTTAAAACATATTATTGACTCTTTGGGTGCAGCTAAAGTGGCAGATTTATGTGGGCTTTCTGTTCGAGCTGTTTACAAATGGCGCACATCAAATTCTCTACCAAGAACTGAATATACAGGTGAAACCAGATATTCCGAGATTCTATCTCAAGCCTTGGGCGGTTCTGTCTCTGCGGAAGAAATTCGACACTTTAGCAAACCTATTAAGTCAGGCTCTGCGATTATCGCATGACTGTAATTTACCAACACCAACAGAAAAGAAAACCATAAAAACAAGGCAAAAATTATGGCAATGAAGAAAGTCATTATGGAAATGATTGAGAAGATACCTGGCGGCAAAAGTGCGGTTGCAGGATTTTTAGGTTTTACTGAAAGCGAATTGAACAATCGTCTTTATCAAACAAAGGGTCAGCGATTCAAAAATGAAGAATTAATTGCGATTCAGCAAGAATATGGCTGCACGCAATTTATTGATGAACTATGCCGTTTGGCTGGTGGGCGTTTTGTACCTGATGTAGCAGAGAATGAATTAGACAAGGTTGAGCTTGCTAATTTACAACTGCACGAGCTTTCCGCACGAGGCTTGTTATTTGCTGCATTAGAAACAGCGTTAGAAGACGGCGAAATCACTTCGAAAGAAGAAGACAAAATACGTCAAGCATTGAGTAAACATTTGGCAGCGACGCAACATTCGATTGAATGTGCGATTGTGTTACACAAGAAATAAAAAAAGCCACGAGGAGATTTCGTGGCTAATTCATTAAGGAATATACAGATGAATCAATTATTAACGATTTCGAAAGAAAACACAAGCACTTTGACGATGAGTAGTCGTGAAATTGCGGAATTAATCAATAAAAACCACAGCGATCTGTGTCGTTCAATCGAAAGACTTATCGCAAAAGAGGTGATTTGGGGGTATCAGCCAATGGCTTACACCCATCCACAGAACGGTCAGACTTATTATGAGTACCATCTAACCAAACGAGATAGTTTAATTGTTGTTGCTCAGAATTGTCCTGAATTTACTGCGGCAATTGTCGATCGCTGGCAAGCGTTGGAAAATCAACAAAAACCAACCGCACTTATTCCGCAATCTTTTTCTGAGGCGTTGATGTTAGCCGCTCAGTTACAAGCAGAAAAAGAGCGTAATGCGCCTAAAGTCGCTTTTGTTGATCACTATGTGGAAGTAGGGACGAGTAAATCATTTCGTGAGACGGCGAAGATTTTAAAAATGCCTGAGCGTGCATTAGTCAATCGCTTGGTGGAAGATAAATATTTGTATCGTCAATCTGGCGTGCTTTTGCCTTATCAATCGGCACGCACCAAAGATCTTTTTACGGTTAAAACAGGTACCGCTGAACACGGTCACAATTACACACAGACACGTGTAACAAGCAAAGGCATTGAATTTATTGCGTCACGTTATGCTTCGGAGTTGATGTTATGAGTATGCGATTAATGGTTCAAGCAATGAATTGTAAGGTTGGTAATCCTGCTAGAAAACTTGTGCTTTTAAAACTGGCTGATAATGCCAATGATGATGGAATTTGTTTCCCAAGTTATCAATACATTGCCGATAAATGCGAGATGACCCGACGTAGTGCAATCAATCACATTGAATATTTAATCAAAATGGGATTAGTAAGCAAAAAAGAACGTAAAAATAAAGATGGTTCCATCTCAAATTTATACTTTTTACACCTTGAACAAGGTAGTGAAAATTTTGCACTGGGTAGTGAAAATATTTCACTAGGTAGTGAAAATTTTGCACTAGGGGGTAGTGAAAATATTTCACCCAGAACCAGTCACTCTTTAGAACCAGTCAATGAACCTAAAAAAACTACGCAAAAAAGCGAATCCGAAATGTTGCTTGAGCAGTTCGGTATTACCGGACAACTGGCGAAAGATTTTATCGCACACCGCAAAGCCAAAAAGGGCGTAATTAATCAAACACAGCTAAACCGTCTGCAAAAACAGGCGGACAAGGCGGGGATTTCGATTTGTGAAGCGGTGGAGATTTGCATCGAACGCAACTGGCAGGGATTTAACGCATCGTGGGATTGGCGTGATGAAAAACTGCGACCAAATTCACCGCACTTAGGGCAATCACACCGCAACAAACCCAAATTTGACGATACGCAGACAGGCTGGTCTGCAGGAATGAATTTCACAGTGGACGGTACACAATGGCAAATTCCATAACACAAAACCAAATTAACACGCTCCCACCAGAACGCGCACAGCGTGCGGAAGAGACGATTAACTGGCTCTTTCAAGAGCTTAAATCGATTTTTCCTGGTTGGCGTGCAGCCTTTGAAACCGAAGCGGATTATCTCTCTGCTAAAAAAACTTGGTTGCGTGTGTTGGTACGAGAAAAAATTACGAGACCTCAGTTGGAGAATGGGATTTGTGAAGCGGAAAAATCGCTTGATAAATTTTTACCTAGCGTAGGGTTGTTTGTTTATTGGTGCAAAGCCTACGACTATCACGCACTGGGTTTACCGAACGAAGCGGAATTATACCAACGTTATAACACTTTCTTAGGCTATGCCAGATTCAATCGGGATGAATTTCAATATCGTTCAAAAGTGGAATTTTGGTTGCTTAAAAATCTGTACGAAAAGTGCAAGAAAAAATCGGAAGAGGACACGTTGAAAACTATTCCGAAATTACTCACAAAAGCGGCAGAAAAAGTGCGGTCGAATTTTCCTTTTGAGGATATTCCGAAGATGATTCCAGCAAAGCCAAGTTTTTACGATAAAGCGAAGGCTGATAAAGCTCGAGATAGCTTGATGGCAATGATGAAAGGGGCATTGCAATGACAAGCTACAAATGCCCAAAGTGCGGTGCGGAATTAGAGGATTTTTATACGCCAG